ACTAAGTTTGCGTCTACTAGTGGTGGTGTTGGTACTGTTCAAAACAGCCAGTACTACTGGATTGGTAAATTAGAAGCATTGTTAGTTAACCCACAGTTGACTGACGCTAATACTGCTACTATTACTATCACTGTTCAATCTGATTTCTATGGTGCTTACACTATCTAATTGGATTTAACAATTGGGGTGTATTTTGTTAGAATACTTAAATGACAACATTAAAGTTGGCCCCAATTTATATAAGAGATATCATGATACAAAATCAAATTAAACCATTTAGCCAAGGTTATGTATTAAGAACTACGGCTAAGCATATGCGTAAAAGCATCGATATCAGTATTAGAAAGACCTTCGAGAGAGTATCTGAGTTTGCAGAGGATCAGACAAAATCTCAAGAAGTATTCCAAACCCTTGCATTTCTGCACACTATGAGGAAGCAATTAGATGACTTCCAAGCTCAAAATTCCAACAATTTCAAAGGCGAATAAGATGGCTACAGAAGGTATGAAAGGCTTAGTAGGTCGTAAGATGACTAAGACCGTAAAATTTATGAGCGAAGATATTAAAATCGCTAAGCTCAGCGTTGCTGAAGTAATGAATATTCAAGAAAAAGCAAAAGGCATCGAGAAGGATGAAGCCGAAGGCTTTAATATTCTGAAGACAGTTATCAGAGCATCTGTTGAAGAAGCTCGTGATCTAGCTGACGAAGACTTTAATAATTTCCCTCTCGATGAATTGTCGAAACTATCAAATGAAATTATGAAGTTTTCTGGCATCGGACAGGAAACGGGAAAGTAATACTAGCAGATGAAGAGTTATCTGTATATGAGATAGCTTATCATCTGCGTATTCCTATTTATGAACTTGCTGAGAAGATGACTTATGAAGAACTTTTAGCATGGATGAATTATTTTGAAAGAAGACCTGTTGAATGGCGATCTGATGATCGTGTTTACAAGGTCTTACAAACACAAGGTGTTAAAGAAAAGCCGTGGCAATTATTTAACTCTCTTGGTCCAATATATCAACCTCCTCAAGCTCAAGTAGCAGAAGAAGGTATGACAGGAACTAATTTCAAGAAATCCTATTTGTTCTCTAAATTACTCTCAGCAAAAGGTGGAGATACTATACCGCTATGAAAGTAAAAGGAATCCAACAAACAATGAATGGTATTAAAGTCGAATTTAATGACTTTGTATCAAACAGAAAAAATAAAATTATAAATACGACTTTAGAGGCTTTAAAGGAAGCAACACCAGTTGACACAGGTCACGCCAGAGATGGCTGGACTTCAACTGGTAATTCCATCAAGAATGAAGTAGATTATATTTCTATTTTAAATCAAGGTACTTCAGACCAAGCCCCAAAATATTTTATAGAAAAAACAGTATTGGCACAGCAGGGTGTTAGCCCTAGTGGTATAATTGTGAAGAATATATAACACCATCCCCGCTAGAGTAGATAAAATTATCTGCTTTGGTGGGGTTTTTAATTGAACGGAGCTATTATGTCAGGCATTCTAATTGATGTAGAAGCAAGGACAGCGAAAGCTGAACAGAATCTTGCCGATATAAATAGATCTCTTTTAAATATTGAAAAGAGCACTGTAAAAAGCTCAGAAGCTTTGAAGAACATGTTTAGGCAACTAGGTGGCTTAGCCGCAGGTGCCATATCATTGTCATACATTAAAAATGTATCGACAGAGTTTACTGAGTTAGGTAATAAAATTGCTGTAGTAACTGGTAGAACAGAAGAACTAGTTAATACGCAAAAAGCGCTATTTAAAATAGCAGAACAGACACGTGGTTCATTAAGAGGTACTGTTGACATTTTCTCTTCTTTTGGAAGATCATTGAAATCACTCAATGCACCAACGGAGAAAATCTTAAGAGTAACTAAAACAGTACAAGAAGCACTAGCAATAACAGGTGGTAGTGCTCAAGCAGCCAATGCAGCTATTGTTCAGTTAGGACAGGGCTTAGCTTCTGGCACATTAAGAGGCGAAGAATTAAACTCTGTGCTAGAACAAGCACCTCGTATTGCACAAGCAATCGCAGACGAATTAGGTGTTGCACAAGGTAAATTAAGAGGTCTTGCCGAAGATGGTAGAATTACTTCTGATGTTGTATTCAGAGCATTACTACATCAATCTAAAGCAATTGCAAAAGAATTTGAAAACATTGCACCTAGTCTTACGCAAGCAACTACATTTTTAAGTGATTCAATAAAGATATATGTAAATGAATTAGACAAAGGTCTAGGATTATCTGCTAGATTAGGAATGAATACTTACAACCTAGGCAAGAGCATACGCACAGCAGCCGATGGTGCTGAAGCCTTTGGGATAAGAATTGCATCAACATTTAGTAAGATTACCAGTGGTATTGCATTAATTGGTGGTCCATTAGTAGATATTATAAAGAGTCTTGGTCAACAGTTTGCTCAAGCTTTTGGCGGTACTTTTCTTACAAGAACACTTAAGGGTGATTTAAGAGAAGCTGCAAGAGACTTTGATGACTGGACTGGTGGATTAATATCTTCCTTTAATAGATTTAGTCTTGTTAACTTACTTGTACGCAAAAGCGATGTAGAAGTAGCTATTGCTAGATTAAAAGGACTTAGTCCAAAGTATTGGGCTGGTGCTGGATTTGATGTTAAAACAATTCAAAAATTTTTTAGTAGAGAAAATTTACTTGCATACTCAGATGGCTTTAAACAATTGGCAATTGCTGTTGCAGGAAATACGGATACAATCGGTGGAAAGATAACAAGCTTATTTAAAGATATTGACTTTGGTTTTAAATCAATATCTAGGTATTTTGGATTTCGGTTAGACACTCTCTTCACAATAAAGAGTGGTAACTTAGAAAACTTCTTAACAAGTTTAACTCAGATAATTCGAGGAATTTCTGGTGTTAGCGTTAGGATATACGATATAAGTGGACTTATTAGAGATACTTTTTATCCAGCTGTTGTTGGACTTAATGCAGCGATTCTTGAATCATTTTCTGTTGTAGCAAAACAAATTGCTGTTATTATTCTTGTAATCTTAAAAGCAATCGTATCTTTAACAAGAGGTGCAATACAACTATTTAAAGACGTATTTACTTCGATAAACATTAAAGATGTGTTTGAAAAAGCTACCGAAGATGTATTTAAATTCTTTAAAGCAATACAAGACAGAGCAAGTCTTAAAAATGCATTAGATGGAATAACTTCTTTTGGTCGTGATGTTATAAATGTGTTTAGAGATATCTATGACAAAGTCATTGGTAATTCTTGGTGGACAGATACGGTAAATGAAGTTGTAGATTCATCTGATAAATTGTGGGACAAAGCAAGTGCTGGTTTGAATAAATTTAAGACTAATACTATTAATATATTTAAAAATATATTTAATAAAAACAAAAGTCTTTCATTTAGTTTTGGAGATATCAAAACTTTAGATTTAAGTTTCAAATCTTTCAAAATGCCAGTACTTAAAACAGATAGTTTAAAAGAAAACTTCATCGATGTAGCAATACAAGTCAAAGAAATCTTCAAGAATTTATTTGAAACCTTCCCATTGTTACTGAAAGCAGCTTTTGCTGGTGTGGGCGCAATTGTTGTAGGGCTTCTATTTCCAGCTGGTATTATTAAAACTATTCTTGTTGGTACTTTGCTCTCAAGTATTGCAACAAGTGCTACATTAGTTGCAGAACAATTTGGTGCAGCATTAACTGGCGGTAGTTTTGTATATCGTGTTGCTGAATCTTTAGGTAAGCTTGCTGGTTCTTTTGTAAGATCTTTGATCGAAGAAATACCAGCGTTTTTAAATGCCTTACTTGGTGTTGTATCTGGATTTGTTCGTGGATTTGTTCAAGAACTTCCGATAATTGGAAATGCAATAAAAGGACTATTTAGTATTAGTGATAAGCTCGGTGCTAGTGGACCTTTAGGATTAATTGGTGCTTACTTCTTAGGTAAAGGCGTTTTATCTGTAGCTGCTATTTTTGGTGGTAAGGTAGAAATATTTGATAGCCTTGGAAAAGTATTTGCATCAATTTCAAAGTATGTTACTGGTAATGGTGATGGTTTAATTTCTAAAGCATTATTTGGTGGCTTTGGTGCTGCTAGAACTGTTGGTGCTGTTGGTTTATTACTCTCTAGTTTAGGTATTTTTGACTCTATCTTTGCTGGTTCTACATTAGCTAAGTATGCAGTTGAAGGTGGTTTACTTTACACACTATTTGCAGGTAATGCTGGTGTTGGTAAAATTGTAGATACTATTGGAAGTAAAGTAATTGGACCGATATCTGAAGCATTAAAGGGTCTTGCTAAAGGCATGACTGCAAATACTACACTATACGATATTTTCTTTGGTAATACTGGCACTTGGGTTGAACGTGGCTCTGCTGTTATCAAATCTGTTTTAGATCAGATTAGTGCTGCTGTAGTTGGTACTCTAGCACCAGCAATTGGCACAGGCTATAATTACCTTAAAACATTATTACTCGGAAAAGATCCTGCTAATACTATTCAACGTGTAAAGAATTTTATCTTTTATACAGGTCAAGATCTTGCATCAAAGTTTGGAGACGCATTAAGCGGATTCAAAGGCAAAGGGCTTGGCATTAATGTAGACACATCTAAATTTGGTGAAATACAATCTGCGTTTATGAGATTGAAAAACAAAATTTATTATGGATCTCAAGAACTGATTAACAACGTAAGTTCTGCTACTGCAAAAGCATCTGCTACAATTGGTGGTGATAGCGGACTTCTAGGTCGTGCCATATTTGGCAAAGGCGGAAGACTTGCTTTACTAGCAGCTGTTGTTGGTATTTTAGCTTTAGCCAGTGGTGGTGCAAGTGCTGCAACTGTTGATTCACCTCAACAGACTACTCCTTTTCAAGACTTAAAAGATACATGGATGAGTGTTAAACTTAATAATCCATTTGCTGCTTTAGTGATAGAGATTACTACTATTTCTATTCCTTTAATTCTTGGTGCATTAGTTGTGTTTAGAACACAAGTAATTTCTATACTAGGTTCTGTCTTTAGTGCAACTGCATCTGCTGCTTGGGCTGCTGCAAGTCTTAGTTCTATCGCAAAAGTTGCTAGAAGTTTTAGAGGATTGTTCTCAGTTGCTGGATTAGCAGTTGGTCTTGGTGCTTTAATATATCAGTTTACTGAAGATATGGGTCTGGCTATTGCTGGTGCTATATCTGTAGGTATGCTTGTATTTAGTGCAAAAGCAACTGCTGCTATAACTGGTGCTCTTGGGAGTATACTTGCTTTTGTTGCTGGTATTGTCTTTAGTGTCAAAGCAGCTGTTGTAGGCTTAATTGCTGCAGGTGTTGGTGTATTAGCCATTCTATTATTTGGTGAAGGCACTTTCCTAGAAGACTTAGATAGTGTCTATGAGAGAGTAAAAGATATTATTGGTCTTGGAAAAAAGAAAACAGATAGCACATTAGGTTTGACTGCAGATATGACTAAGTTTGCAGAAAAGCAAAACATTGGTTTAGACTATAATATCTCAAACGTTAATAGAGAAAGACTTGGTTCTGCAGATACAAAGAAACTTGATGATAAACTCTCTGAACTTACTAAAGCATTAGAAGCAGCAAGAGTTGAACAACAAGATACTGGTAGAATCTCTGAAAAGACTAGAGAAGGCTTAACTGCTTTAAACACTGGTCTTGGGACACTTGTACCTAAGTTAGAAATTAGAAGTGGATTTAACACAGCAGATTTAGAAAAGACTTTACAAGAGTTTAGTACACTTAATCCAAAGTCATTCTATGACAAGGCTTTTGTTGGTATAAATCAAGCTGGCTTAGACATGATGTTTAAGATTCAACAAGGTATCTTATATGCAAATCGCAAACTAACCTTCAACAACGAAGGTAAGGGTAAGGTTACCGATCAGATAACTATGTTGGAGAGTCAGAGAAATACTAAGTACAATGCTAAGTTTAGAATATTAGATCCAGCTGCAAAGACTGTTTCAGAGAATCAAAAGATTATAAAAGATCTTGCAAATACTAACGATGAAGTTGCAAAGAATATTCAAAGACTAGAACAATCTTATGCCAAGGCTTTTAAAGAAGTTGCGCAGATTGAAAATAAACTTAACTTTGTAGGTCAAGTAGCAGGACCACTGGCTGATAATGATCCACGAAAACAAAGAAGAAATGAACTTGCAGAAGAGCTAATTGCAGCACAGCAACAGCAAATTCTTTATGATCAATTAAGAAGTCAAGCTGATCAGTATAAAATGAGTTTGAATAGTATTGCTGCTGCATTTAAAGAAATTGGTGTTGCTTTTGATACTGATAAACTTATTGCTAAAGATGAAGAAGCATATGGCTCTTTAATTAAATTTAGAGAAGAAGCAAAGAAACTTGCTGCTGCTTTAAAAGATACTAAGAGTGTTGCCGAACAAAATGAGATTATTACTAAAATTACTCAAATTAGAACTGAAGTTACTAGAATTCAATTTGAAGCTGATTTCAAAAATCCTGCAGAAAGAGTTCAATTTAAACTTAAAGGTTTAGCAGATGGCTTAGGTGTTACTCTCTTTAGTGAAAATACTTATAAGAAATTAGAAGATGATACTGCGCAAAGACTGACGGATACTCTCTTAGACTTGAAGCGTAGAAGTGATGAGATAAGAAAAGTATCGTCTCCTAATTCTACATCACCTGTTCTTTTATCTATCCAAGAACTTATGGGTATTGCTGGTGTAGCCAAAGGCGATTACAAGAAAGCTGCTCAAGAACTTGAAAAAGACTTACGTGCCTTTGAAGCAAGTGCAACTAAAGCACTTAGTGCTACCTCTGCTGGTTTAGTTAGTGTTAATAAAGACTTAGCACAAGCTCTTGGAATGGACTTTGAACAGTTAACTCGATATCAAGGCATAGATGGTGCGGTTGCAGGTTTACAAAGACTTAAAAATCTTACTGATAAACTTGCTGCAGCCGAGAGTAGTGGCAATAAAGGTGCAATAGCAGGTTTAGCACAACAAATAAAATTGTTAAAAGAGGATCTTGACACAGCTCCTAGAATGTTAAAAGACTTAATTTCAAATATATCATCTTTAGGTAACAGCCTAAGCAATGAAGATATGATGTTATTTAGTCCTCAACAATTAATGGAAGCACAAGGATTATCTCGTGAAATCGCTTCTATTGATAAAGCTCTTGGTAGAATAAGCGAATCAGCTAATAAATCAGAATTTGATAAAATCTTACAAAGAAAGATTGATGTAAGTAGAAAAGGATTTGATTTATATGTTGCTAGTTTAAACAATAGTGGTGAAAAAGTATTAGCTACTCTTAATCGAATTGGTCTTGATAATAATATAATTTCATTGTTGCCAACAACAGTTATA